ATCTTCCACAATTGGATCTTCAATTATTGGCCTATTGCCTTCTGCATACCAATCAAGATATATTTGATATGCAACATTTTTTGGATCTTTAGGAATCAATGCATTGTCCTCATTACGGACAATGATTCCTCTTCCATCTATTCTATATGTATAATTAAAAACTGGCTTTTCTGGTAATATAACCTTTGCCATCATTGATACCTCATGATGATAGGGATCGCTATATATGGTGGCATATTATTATGCGGGCTACCAGAACCTGCATTTGCCATTGTTATACCAGTTCCTGCTGCAACATTTACCATACTAGTTACTGCTGCAACATTTGCCATACCAGTTCCTGCTGCAACATTTACCATACCTGTACCAACAGCATAAATTCCTATACCAGTTCCTGCTGCGGCAACATTTATAGCACCTGGGAAACCCCACGGGGGACCGCCAGCAACATTCGATCCACCAGTTGGATTAAGATATTGTTGCCCAGTACTATGTACGTGTCCTGGATCAGCAATACTATGTGCATGACCAGGATCAGTATGGCCGTGATTATGTCCAGGGTCGCTATGACCATGATTATGTCCAGGATCTGTATGTCCATGATTATGTGTAGGATCAGTTAATGTATGTGCATGAACAGGCATTTCAGCCGTAGTTAAAGTATGATTTACTTCACCTCCTGTTGCATTTAATGAGTATGCACCACCTGCACCAAGAATAAATTTTGCAACCATATTAGGAACAGCATTAGATGTTCCAGTAACTCCTCCATATCTATTGCCTAATACAGGAGCCAATATAGGTATGGCTGTATTGAGATAAATTGTTCCATCACATAGCAACCAATTAGGAGGTGGTGTCATAGTACACCACATCATCATACTACCAACTTTTATAATACTATCAACATATTGCTTTGTAGCCGCGCCCAATAATAGTGTTGGATCACCGGAAAGCACCAAAGGCCCTGTCATAATACCGCCAGCAAGCGGTACATAGGTTCCTCCAGGTGCAGTAATCATTATCCATTTAGTGCCATCCCACTGCCAAGTAAGACCACCAGCTGTAAAAGTCTGGCCTACAGTAGGATTGTCTGGAAAATTAATCATATTTCAGCATTCAAAGCAACAGTGAAATAAGCAAAACCAGCACCTGCTGCTGTAAGCACAGATGAAACTCCAAACATTGTTGGATTACTAGTCCATAAAGTAAGAGTGCCAGCATTACTATAGCTTATAGCTGAAAAAACCGCAGTTGGAGCTTTGTTCATTATTGTACGTAATGTCCATGAACTATATGTAGCAGCACCAGCACCGCCATAATTCCAATTCATATGATTAACATATGTTTGAAAATATCTATCACAATCTGCTTGTCTCTTAGTTAATGATTCAAAAACATAAGGTGTAGCAACTGGACCAACTTCTAATTTAACACCAGTAAAAATAAAGTTTGCGCCATTAGTTCCTACAGTATTGGTTGTCCCTGTTGCGCCAACATAATTCGCAGATGCCCATACGCCTGGCGGACCAAGAAGTGCTCCTAATCCACCAAAACAAAACCACAAATACATTCCAGCAGTATTACCATTTATTGTCCACGGACCTACAGTATCTCCTGGAATTGTAACAGAAATTTTTATCCATGTACCAGCGGATGGAATATTAAAAGTAAATGGATATGCTCTATAAGTGGCAGAAACACTATTACGAATACAACCACTATATATTCCAGCTATACTAGCTTGACATACAAATGTTACTGTAACTGGTTGTGCGTTTGGTGTTCCCCAGGCAGTATCTGTAATAAAATCAGCTTCTATTGCTTGATAAAAAGTAAAATAATCACCAGCAACAGGCGCATAAGCTGAATTAGAAGTAAAATTTAAATAATAAGAAAATCCAAAAGGCCAAAGTCCTGCTCCAGCAGTTGCTTGTGACCAAGTACCTTTGGTTGCTAGAGTTGCGGCAAATTGCCATCTATCAATAGTATATCCAGTTGCTGTTCCACTAGCAAGTCCACGTTGATTAATCCTCATATCTCCATTTATAATTTTATTTGGATTAATATTTCTAGTATCAGCATAATTCTTTGTAGCAGCATCCAAAGGATTACTTGGATCAGAAGCTAGTGTAAGTATTCCAGTTAATGTTCCACCAGTTAGCGGTAATCCCTTTGCCCACAAAGCATTTGAGCGTCCATAAAACGCTCCATCTGTGGGCGCATCTACAAGACCTTGAGTATTATTCGCAATTACCCATTGCGTTGAAGTACCATCATTATAGCTAATATAAAGTTGCGCCCCAACAGAATCCCACCACAAATTACCATTTAAAGGAGTAGCTGGAGGAGCGGCGCCAATATTCGCAGCAGCACCACTCGTCCAATCTGAAATATCTGTACGCTTTAGATGTACCCAATTTGCATTATTTCTAGCATAAGTGGTACTGTCGCTGGGCGCATCAAAGAAAGCAAAGCCAGTAGGTGTCATCCAATATAGATTACCAGCACCATCTGTAGCAAGATTTTGACCTGCTGCGCCACCACCCAAACCGAACAATGTTGGATTAGCTAGAATTAATTTACCAGATAAAGTTCCTCCTGATAGCTTTAAATATGGTCCACCTGTAGGATTAGCTGACCAACTTAGACCTCCAGATCCATTAGTGACCAACATATATCCTGGGGCGCCACCAGGGATAATGAGAGCACTCGGTCCAGATATATTTAATGGACCTGTTAATGTACCTCCAGAAAGCAACAAATATTTGTTAATTGGATTATCAACTTTTATACCTTTTATATAATAATTATTGGCATTAATAGATCCTTCTTCAATAAATCCACCTTCTACATTAGATGGAACTAATACTGCTCCATCATATTGGACTGTTCCTCCTACAACAGTCCAAGGTTGTGGTGGCGTACCAGGACCGCCACCCATTAAGTCTTGTGTAAGGACTTCTGACATTATAAGTCTACAACATTGGGTGGAAGTACATCAACAAAACCTGCTGCATAAAGATGACATTGATGAACAAAAGTACCAATATCAGCAACAAATCTAGCCCAATCAGTATTGTGTTTGCTACCAGGTATGCTATGATATGTACCATCTAAATCAACAATTTCAGCATAAGGTAAACCGCCAGGAAAATTAGTATTGGAATTAAAATAAGTTGCGTTAGAATTGACTATATCACTATATGGAGGAACTACTCCAAATCTACCTGAACCCATTGTGCTATTCGTAGCATTGATTGTAAGACCTTGTGCCATATATGCATCAATTTCTTGTTGTCTAGTTGGTGGAGGAGGAACATATGGATTTGTCACATTTCCTTCTGCAAGCCAATCTTGATATGCAACCCAATCTATATTTCCCATATCTTCTGGGATAATAGCTTTATCTTCGTCACGTTCTACTTGATTCGGATGCGCTGTATATGTATATGACATTTACAACTCCGCAGTCAATGTAAGAGGTGCTTGTCCATATCCATATCCTGCTGCTGTAATAGCTACTTGCCAACGAATCAAAGTAGCAGAAATAAGTCCAGCAGTCAATGCTGAAGCATTAGAATAGTTAATCGTACCATATGCCACAGTTGGATTAGCACGCATTTGAACTGGAAACATTGTAGGAATGTACACAAGACCACCAGCAGCTTGATATCCACCAATTAAAACATTAGAATATGTTTGAAAATACCGTTGACAATCAGCTAATTTCTTATCTAATGTTTCACTATGATATGGAGAAGCTACATTTCCTTTTTCAATTTTAACACCAGTTACATAAAAGTTTGCTGCATTAATTGAAGGAATATTAACAGAACCTATTACACCCAAAAAATTTCCAGCTATCCATGTACCAGTAAAAGCAGTAAGGTATGTAGATCCAGCACCAAGACAAAAGGTTAAATTAAATGAAGCTGCATTACCTGCCATTACCCAAGTGCCAACAGCATCTCCTGGTATATTAATAACAATTCTTTGCCAACCTCCAGTAGTTACAAATGGCCAAGAAAATACATAAGAGCGAGTGGAAGCAGCATTACGTATAGAACCAGTAAATGTACCAGATTGATTAGAATACATATAAAATGATAATGTAATTGGTTGCGCGGCAGCACTTCCCCACATAAAATCAGTAATCATATCTGCTTCAATATATTGCATAAATTCAAAATAATCAGAAGCTAATGAAACATAAGCTGAAGATGATACAAAACCTAAACTATATTTAAATGGTACAGCACCTATACCATTGTCATTTTGACTCCATGAACCTTTACTAGCTACAGAAGCAGCACATAGCCATCTATCAAGTGTGTATACGCTGGCTGCTCCTGCCACTGCTGTTGCAACAGCACGTTGATTAACCCACATATCACCATTAATAAGTCGATTATTTCCAGCAGATTTATTATCAACATATTGTTTTGTTACTGCGCCCAATGCTACTACAGGATCAGCATTTAAAATTAATGGACCTGTCATCGTATCACCAGATAACGTGACAGTAGTATTATCCACATACTGCTTTGTAGGGACTTGGAGCGCAGCAGTAGGATCAGCAGCTAAAGTAATGGTACTATTAGTTGTCAAAGGTCCAGTTAGTGCGCCTCCTGCCAAAGGCAGATAAGTTGACGCAGCATTAGCGATAGTTAGGAATGGACCGCCAGGTAGTACATTAGTCCAATAAGGCGTTGTAGCGCCATCTGTAGCTAATACGAAACCCATTTGTGGAGGTGTAGGTTGTGGTAAATTACCTCCTCCTTGATTAATCCAAGTTAAATTCCCTTGTCCATCTGTTCTAATAATTTGACCTAAATTGCCTCCAGATATGGATAAAAGATTTATGCCTGGTATAGTTAAAAGCCCAGTCATAACTCCGCCAGATAGCTTTAGAAAAGGGCCGCCTGGCGGAACATTAGTCCAATATGTACCTCCTAATCCATTTGATGCAAGTACGTTACCAGATAAGCCACCTCCTATATTTAAATGAGAAGGATCAGATATATTTAAAGGACCAGTAAGAGTACCTCCTGTTAATGGTAAATAATGTCCAAGTGTAACTTCTAGTCTGGTACCTTGGATATAAATATCATTTGCGTTAATAGTTCCTGGTCCCGTGTTGCCTCCAGCAACTCCGGATGGAACCATAACACAACCTTCATAAGTGGCAGTATAGCCCCTTACGGTCCAAGGTTGTGGCGGCCCTCCAGGACCGCCAGATAATAAATCAACGCCGCCAATATCAACCATTATAACCTGCTCTCTTTTCAAGAGCCTTTAATCTAATGGCTATTTCTTTAAAAGCATTGATAAATGCATAAGTCAAATAAGTAGTATCCAAAGTTTTAAGATCATCTACTTCTTTACCATCAATAAATCCTCTAGTAAATTTAACCATATCTGGCATAACTCTCATAACTTCATCTGCAACAAGACCTGTGAATATTGTTTCTTCTTTGGCTTGCATAGCATGTACTGAAACGCTATCTTTAGTTTGAGTATCATTCCCTTTAAATCTAAAATTTCTGGGTACAAGTTCAGCAATTTCTTTAAGACCAGATTTGTATTCACTATGCAAAGTTTTAATACGAATATCAGAAGTATCTAACCAAGCACCGCCTCCTGGCTTAAAAGCGTTGCCATTATATACCAATTGAGCAGACGGATTAATAGACAATAATCCACCGCTTCTTGGATTATATAAAATGGCATTCCCTGTTGTTGCTTGCCAACCAATTTCTGCCCTAAGAACTTGTCCTTGATCATAGCAATAAATACCAGAATCACCACCAACAGAATAACATGCAACACTTGGATTACATGCTATATATCCACTAGTAGTAAGAAATCCAGAAGCTGCCAGATTTCCATTAATGGTGGCGCCACCACCAGTAGTGAGAGCACCAGTAGTAACTAAAGCACCAGCAATATTTGTAGGACCAGTTATCGCAAGTCCACTACTACTGATTACAAGACGGTATCCTGTAGAATCATGATTAAGATATAAGTTTTCATTAAACAATCCAACATAGCCAATACGTGTTGCTGTATTGTTAAAAAATCCAACAAAGGCATTTGCATTTGGAGCAGTCTCTGTAATACTGACAAGTGCTACAGCAGATAAGGAACCGCCAAATGTTCCTGCTCCATAAGCGCCTAAACCTCCAGAAAGAGTAACTAATGCATTTGAGCGATTAATAGATATTGGAGAATCAATAAAATGTCCTAGATCATTACAACGTGAGATAATAAAATTTGATCCTAGATTACCTCCAGTCTCGGCGGATCCATCACCTAATTGAATAATCCAACGATCAATAGTATTGGTTTGACCAATTATATCTCTAGTTAATCCAGGAGCACAAGTAAGATTAATAGCTCCATTATCTAAAACAT